AAAAAAATTAGCAACCAAAAAAGAAAGAGGCGAACTTAATTTTATTACTAGTAAAATATCAAACCCAATGAAATCTAAACTTGTATTACAAGGTTTAGATGGCACAACAGATAGTTTATACAACAGGTTTAGATTTGAAAAAGAAGCTATTAAACGAGGCATGGTTCAACAAATGAATCGTGCTAAAGAAAATAACCTAGCTCTTGGCAAAAAAGATTTAGATAATATTATTTACAATTTAAAAATTTACAAACAGTTAGATGATAAAGTAAATCAGTTGAGTAATGATTTAATAGATGTAGGTAAAGAACCAGAAAAAATTTATCAAAATTTTAAAAGTGACGATATAAATACTAACGACTTAAAAGGTATTCTAGGAGAGATGAGTGAAAATATGAAGAACATGGAAAAAACTGTTAAAGAAATAGATGAACTAAAAAACTTTCCTGATCCAAAAGATAGAGTAAAAAATTTATATCAAGGTAAAGGATATACAACGGGGAACGAAGCTATTAATAGAAGTTTGGCACGACAGTTTTTAGCCAATGAGATTGAAGCAGGAACTATATCAGTTAGACCTGCAATCTATAACGCCATGAGAGAGGGTGGACATCCTTACATCGATGCTATAAAAATATTTAGACACCACTATGGTGACAATGCTTTTGATATATTAGAAAAGTATATCGATGAAAATGCTTTTAGCACTTCAGGTATAAGATACCCGGGTCGATTTGAATTTAGAAAAAGAGGTGTTGTACCTAAAAATAAAAATGCACCAGGCAATACATACTCACATTATAGTCTACCCGGTGAGCTCGACCAAGAGATTGCAGATGTAGACAAGGTTATTAAAAGTATTGAAGGGGGTGATAATCCTTTCTTTAAAACAAAAGAAGATATTAAAAATCAAAATATAAAAAGAGCTAATCTAGTTAAAATTAAAAATGAGATTGCACCTTCAGACAGTATAGATTTGTCTGGATACACAAATAAATCTTTAAACGAGTTATCAGAAGAAGGTAATAAACTTCAATCTGAATTAAGTCTAGTTGATCAAGATGGCTCTAGCACATTGCCTTATCAAGAGTTTCAAGAAAAGTCTTTAAGATTAGACGAGATAAACAAAATTTTAAAAGAGGCACAAACAAAACCAGATGATTTCTTTGCAGATGATTCTGCTGAGATCTTACCTTTTAATCTTAAAAAGTCTGATGACGATCCAACTAAGTTTGCAAAAGGGGGTATCGTTGAAGTATTTATATAATCCAGCAACCGATGAGTTTGAATCGTTAACACCAACACTACGAGATAGGTTTGATTTAAAAGATCAAGTAGCTGATGCGTCAGCCGCTGTTCAAGGTACAGAACAAGCTATCGATTTATCCGTAGATTCATTCAAAGCATATCAAAATGCTGGCGGTACAATGTCTTACAAAGATTTCATAGCTTCAGGTAACGAGGGTGTAAGTAGATTTTTTAAAGATGGCGGTAGAGTTAATTTTAACAAAGGATCTCCATTTGTAATTACAGACGAAGTATTAGAGAAAATAGATAATTTAATTAAAGATACAAATCTTAATTTAAAAGAGATTGGTAGTGAGATTGGATACGGAACAGAAACACGTGGCATGACTATTGATACACCTGTCATGAAAAAATACATAGAAAAATACGGTAAACCTAGCGATGCTAGATTGCAAACAAAAGGTGTTCCACTATCTTCAGATAAAGGCCTTGGTAAAAAAATTGTAACAGCTTACGACAAACAAATTAAAAATTTTGGTAAACCAGACATATCTAAAATTGCAAGAGAGGTTTATGGGCCTGGTGTAAAAGATTTAGATAGTGCAAGAGCACAGGTTAGAAGTGTATTAGGTAGATTTAGAGATTACAAAGGAGAGGCAAACATACCTATTGATAAAAAAGATTTAACTGCAGAACAAATAAAATCTAAAGCAAGAGTTAAAAAATTAAAACCTGTTGATAATCCAACTATAGCAAAACTTATGGCTGGACCAAAAGATTCTGGTTTTCAATATCACCACATGGATGCCACAAAGACTTCTATGGTTACGTTAAATAATGTAGTTTATTTACCTAGTGAAGTTAACAATTATATACAAAGTTATGAGGGACCAATTTCACAAAGAAAAAAAGAAATAACAAAATTAAATAAAAATAAACCAAAAGGTTATAAAAAACTAATAGATACTAAATTAAATCAGATTAGAAATACCATTGCAAAAGCAGATATGGATTTAGATAAAGCAGGATACTCTGCTTATAAAGGTGTAATAGAGGTCGACACTATTGATGTTAATGGCAAACCAATAAAAATCGGTGGCGGATCTGCTTTAAGATTGGGGGAGGGTCTTGCAGAAGAAATAGGTTTAGATTCAAATAAACCATTAAAAAATTTTTCTTCTGAAGAACAAATAAAATTAATCGAAGCTAAAAAAGCTTTAATTAAAAAATCTTCTATTAATAAACCAAAAGCTAAAGGTCTTGCAAAAAAGGGTCTTAAAATGGGTTTAAAACAATTGCCTCTTGTTGGTTCAGCAATTGGTTTATATGACATGGGCAAGGCTGTGCAAGCTGGGGTTAGAAACCCCCTAGATTTATACACTGCTTACGAGGTGTCACCAGAAGTTGCTTTAAAAAGTAAAGCAATGCGAGAAGATAAAACAGGTAAGTTGTTAGCTGAAGAGATGTCTAATCTACCAGACATATCTGCTGAAGCATCTTTAATGGATGATCTAACACCTTATGGAAAATTTTTACAAGAGGGTGGCCAATTATCTTTTGAAGAATTTCAAAAAATGCAATCCATACCACAATCGGAAAGACCTATTACAGGTGAATTAGATTTACCAAAGATGGATCAAACTATGATGGCAGCACAAGGTGGCCGTGTTGGTTTTCAAGACGGAACATCTAATCCAGTCTTTGATCAAATTATAGCTGCTTTGGATAACACAGATCTTATAAATAATTTAGAAGAAGAAAATAAACCAACTCTTAAACAAGAAGTCTATGGTGAAGATGGAGATAGAAACTTATTACAGACCTTTAATACTATGTTTGCAGATCCAGAAGCATACCCATACTACGCACAGGAAATCGCATCAGGAGGCGCTAACATACCAGAACTTGCAGTTAGATTTCCAACAGCGCTTGCATATCTTTTTGGTAAAACTAGTCTTGCCACTACAACAGGTGATTTAAGTCAGATTGGCATGAAAGATCTTAAAAAAGCAATAGAGATAATGGATCCAAAAGTTACAAAATCTATAAAAGAAAAAATTGGTTTTACAGATATGTTAGAAAAATCAAGAGCAGAAAGAACCGGACCTCAAAGAAGAACAGGAGGTATATTAGAGTTTGGAGCAGAGTCTGTTGGACCAGCAACACCTTATTTCTTAATAAAAGCATTTCCTAAAATTGCAAAACAAGTTAGAAATTTAGTGGGAACCGCTGCCTCTGCCGACAAAGTTAACAAAGAATTAGAAAAAAGATTAACTACAGATACTGTAGACCAGACACGAAGAGATATACTTTTAGCTACAGGAGCAGGTGGAGCAATGGCTCTTCTTAAATACTTAGGATTAGATAATTTAATAAAAACAACTAAAGCAGTAAAAGCTGCGCCAGAGATTGTAACAAAAGGTGGCACACCAAAATATTTCTTTGACTTTGTAAATTTAATCAAAACTAAAGGTGATGATATTACAGATAAAGCTGCAACTCTTGAGAGACAAAAAGTTTATGATTACAATGGCTATACAATGACTGAAGACATCTCTACAGGTAAAATAAGTATTAACAAAAACACTGAGGGCGGTGCTAGTTATTACATTGGTGATGGTGAGTATGATACAGTTGATGGTATAATTAGAAAAGAAGAAATAGTTTATGATCCACCTGAGACCATATTAGATGATGCTGGTAAACCAAAAAAAGTTCCAGACATATATGAAGAAAACACTTTGAAACCAGACTATGATGGAGGTGATGGAGACATTCAGGGTGGTTTAGATTCTATTGATGAGATATTAGAATTATTGGCTAAGAGTGGCGAGAAATATAATTTAAAAGAATTAACAGAAATGGGTATGAATCCAGAAGGACTTGGTCCAGATTTGTTAAAACGAATTTTAAGGGACCCAGATGAAATTAAACTCCTTGATTTAAAAAAATCTTTTAAAGATACTATGAATAAAGTTAAGTATAAAATAGAAAAAGCAGAAGGTGGTATTATATCAGGTGTAAAATCAGGACCCCCACCAAAATCAGGGCCTACACCACACGGGTTGCCTTATGTGGCAAAAAATGTTAGACCAATCAAGGAGCGTAAATAATGGCAGATATTGACAAGACTCTTTCGGAGTTAGGGACCTCTGTAAAAATAGAAGGACCTGATCAAGAAGTAGAAATACAAAAACAAGAAGAAGCAAACAAACCACCAGTTGAGATTAATCCAACTGATGATGGTGGTGTAGAATTAAACTTTGATCCAAGCAAAGTAAACATTGAAGGGCAACCAACACACTTTGATAATTTAGCAGAATTATTACCTGATGATATTCTAGAACCAATTGGTTTAGAATTATTCCAAAACTATACAGACTACAAAGCATCTAGAAAAGATTGGGAAAAATCTTACACAGAAGGTTTAGATCTTTTAGGATTTAAATACGAAAACAGAACAGAGCCTTTTCAAGGCGCTTCGGGTGCCACGCACCCTGTACTAGCAGAAGCCGTAACACAGTTTCAAGCTGGTGCTTACAAAGAATTATTACCCGCAGAAGGACCAATTAGAACACAGATTGTTGGTAACAGCGATCCACAAAAAGAAGCACAAGCACAAAGAGTAAGAGAGTACATGAACTACGAACTTATGGAGAAAATGTCTGAGTACGAACCAGAGTTTGACCAAATGTTATTTCACTTACCTCTCGCAGGATCTACATTTAAAAAAGTTTATTACGATGATTTATTAGGTAGAGCTGTATCTAAATTTGTACCGGCCGATGATTTAGTTGTACCCTATTCTGCAACATCTCTTGATGATGCAGAAGCAATCATTCACGTTATTAAAATGTCGGAAAATGATTTAAGAAAACAACAAGTCGGTGGTTTTTATGCCGACGTAGAATTAGGCTCACCGTCTGTAATTAAAGACGAAGTTGAATCAAAAGAAAGAGAACTAGAAGGCACAAAAAAATCTGGTAAACAAGATCAAGTTTATACTTTATTAGAGTGTCATGTTAATTTAGATTTAGAAGGTTTTGAAGATAAGGATGCGGATGGAGAATTTACAGGA